TTGCGCTTGTCTGCCTGTTCTCCACGATGATGACAACAAGGCGCATTGAAACTAGTCCAACCGCTAGGTGTGCTCTTTCTCTTCGGAGGTAAGGACGCTGTCAGTGTAGCCTGTATGAGATTCATACAGCTATTTTAGCTTCTATATAGGATCTTGTCAATTTTTCCGGAGGGGAACGATGGCTTGTCTTTACCAGGATTATTAATAGTACCTGGGGGATAGTAATTGGTTAATGAACCATATTGATTAGTTGTTCCAGGAATCCATTTGAATTGGACATAGGTCCAATTACCTGTCCAGTTGACATAATCTATGCCTGTAAAATTATCGTAGTTCAATGATTGGACTGTGACAAAGTCATTATTGACTTGTCCGCTGTCTAAACTCTGTACGCTGGAGTAATTGTTATTGGCATTACCAGGATTGGTTGGGCTGTTGGATAAACTTACTTGCACTTCTAAACTACCTGAAAATTCCTGTGCATATATAGCGGCTGTATGCAGTCCTTCGTTGCTCTTGAATCCTGCGTTAGCTGGAATATCTCCGCTGTAGAATTCGTACCATAAAGCATCTGGATTTGGGTTTCTAAACACTTGGAAACTTGTAATTTCGGCAGTTGGCTTTAGTACCGGGCTAACATCGTTTCTCACTTCAGCAGTACCTGTAATACCGTAGTAGGTATTGGAATAAGCAGGAATTAGAGAACCCTCTTCATCTAGTGCTGTCACACTAAAATTATAAGAAGATGTCTGTAGATCCAGTGTGTCGCTTTCGGTTATTGATAGTAATGCCGTACCAAAAGTACTTGTGGTCACTCCGTCATCTAGTACAGTTATGTTTTTTCTTAACAGCTGATTATTGTCCAACGGATTATACATGTTGAAAACAAAAGTCTTACCGTGTACAGATACAGGTTTCTGATCGCTGTTCTTGAACTGGAGTTGAATATTGTTTTTCAACCCTTTTTGAATTGTAATGTTACGCTGATACATGACGTTGTGGACTCCTTGATTTGTATCCAAATCTAGTAATATTTGGTATCGGTTGGTATATAAATAGACTGGTAGTTTTAACATAATACGTATTTATGGCGATATCCAAGAGCGGCAAAGACCAAGAATTTCAAAAGAATTTCCCATTTATTAGTTGTATAAAATGCAACGAAGAAGAATATATAGGAATAATCTTAAACCTAGACGGGAATGTCACGAGCATCTACGACTACAGTATTATCCGTAGCGAATTTGAAAAGCAAAAGTTCCTAGAATTAGGCGATGTTTGGTGGTGGGAATCTAATAGAAAGATACCAATTAACATCTTCTTAAAAGCAGAAATGATCTACTACCGACCCTACATAAAAACATTTAACAGTAAGGATGTTACCTTAATGTTTGGTCCTACAGTTAATCTTGGAGAAATAGCTGAAAAGCGCATCAAGCGCAAATCTATACAGCTAGTTAGAACTCCTAAGAAAACTCGTAGCTGATTCCCTCGCAGATTAGATTCATCTGCACAACGATAGCCATCGCATACGCAACTGCGTGAGCCTTCTTAAAATAGTATTCGTCATTATCTGGTTTCTTCCACACTTCCGTCATCACCGTAGTCCAGTCTTTCCCAATCAGATAACGTTTCGCGGGGCGTATCATCGCAAGTACTGCGGCCAATTGCTCTATAGACTTTGGTTTGGCTTGTCTCAGAATAGACCCATGCCCATTCACATGAAACAGTAGATTCGTGAATTCGTCTTGCTCTAGTAAATCCCATAATGGTTCGGTCTCCATTAATTGTGTAAGATGCTCTTCATTTTTAACGCCAGCATATATGTTTACGTTTAGAAAGTCGATCTTAAAGTAACCTCTTTCCTCCGCTTCTTCGTAGTCGATACTGGCATAACCGGTTAACGGATTGTGCGGAATAGAAGTACAATATACACCTGTATTGTGCTTTTTAAAAGTTCCATCTAAGACAGCAGGAACATGCTTGATCTTATCAAGTATCTTTGTCCTGTCTGCAAAGTCGATATCAATATCTGGCATTAAGGTATCCCTGCTTCCTTACAAACTTCTTTGACTACATTAGTGTCTGCTTTACTTTTGTTAATCTTACTGACCCACCATTGGAAATCTATGGCAGGTGTTAGTATCTCTAGTTGATCTTGATTCAGTCCTTTCAAGAACTCTTTTCCTGATTCACAAACCAATAGCATCCATGGACTAATTTTTCCGTCCCTTAGATTCTGTATGATTCTATTTTGACTAGCATATAAGAAATAATGTGTCCATACGGTTTCGTGAGTGTCACCCCACTCCATCATTGTGCTTAGTGAGCGTTGTATGGCAGATTCCACTGGTTCTATTTTGACCATTTCATAAAGATAAGTTTCGTATAACTCATCTCGGCACCAGTGGTCTAATTTGACTCCGCTCTTGATAACATAGTCGATGAATTTGTCTGGATATAGTGGATTGACATTGTTGACGAAACTGCCAAATTTTACAAAGGCATTATAGTATGCGCTCTTACAAAAGTCTTCATAAGTTTTGTCTTTCTTCGAACCTTGTACAAGTCTGTAGTATCTATTAAATGCAAAGAAGCCAGCCTGCACACGTTTCTCATCACGTTGCATGAACCTACGTTTTGGCTCACACATATGAGCATACAGGGTCTTCTCCTGCATGAATTTCTTGCCACAATGTGTGCAGTTAAACGGTTGTTCTGCCAATGCCATCATTCTGCAGGTTCGTATGTTGCTTCAAATATATCTGGTTTACAAGCATAGAACTCTCCCTGTACACCCTTAATTATCCAGTCTCCATCTGTAGCTATATGTTTGACCGTTAAATGTGTGCCATCTTCGAGAGTTTTGATTTCTGCTTCGGCAGGACTATCGTCATGCTCCTTGCGGATGTTGCCTAGTGCTTCGCCACAGAAATCTTCTAGTTCCGGTATGCTGTCTGGCCATACAAATCGTACAGCTTCAATTACTACTGGTTTCTTTCTAAATCTCATTCGTATTCCTTGCGTTGTTTTTTATCAAAGCCCATCTTGTCAAAAAGCTCATCCTTGTCTGCTTTAGACATCATCTTTGCCATCATCTTGATATCTTCCATCTTGTGTGCTGGATAAAGTTCGCACAATAATTTTTCAATCTTGACTGCTTTTTCTTTCGTACCCGCTTTGAGATAAGGATGATAGCACGGTACACCGGCACCGCAAGCCGCAAATAGTTTCCACAACAATCCCTTGTGATTTTTGCTCAAATCCCAATGATTCTTATTGATCAATTCATTGGTCATTTCTAAGAACCAAGCCTGTATATCTGGATCACCTTGTACGTTTGCTACATATCGCATTAGGACATAGGGGCTAAATTCCTTTTGTTCTTCAGGAGTTAGCTTGTCATAGAAATCATAGATCTTCTTGTCTACTGCGTTCAATTCACGTTTGATATCAAGTGGCATCTTTGTCTTTGCTTAGGTGATATATTATTTTAACACGTTCCAGGGCCGCTTGTAAAGCAGGGTTTGTCTTTGCTTCTCGCCGAATATCACCCCAAAGTTTATCTTCCATTATATGATCGTGTAATGGGCGCCCGTCTTTAGTGCGTGGATCAAAGTTTGGTTTGGTAGGATCATAGTCCCATCCTATCGCTTCACGTGTACTAGGATCGGCACCAAATTCTCTAGCATAAGTCACACCGTTGTTTCTCTCATAGATATAACGTGCTCCTGGTTTAAGATTTCCCATAGATTTAAATCAACCCATTTTACCAACAGAGTGTATAATTTACTATTTCGCTTTGGCGACTAACTTCTTTTACAAAGTAAGCACAAGTTGGCTTTTCGCCTGAGCTTAACGGAGTAGCAAGTAGCTGTCCTGGCTTCATCTTTGGAAAGTACCACTTGACATCTTGGTAGATGTTGATGATGTCAATTTCAAAGAATTCTGGTCGGAAACTGCTCAATGGATTAAAAGTAAATGTTTTGAATCCTCTGTCATTTAAACTGGTCAGAGGCAATACTTCCATCTCAGGTCCTGTTGGATCTCCAACGATACAACACCAATCTAAGGGCATTGTGATTTCATGAGGACCTATTTGTAGTACTGCGGCTGGTCCTGTAAAACTTTCTAAAAATACCAGCGGAAGGTAAAAATAGTCAGGATTATGGGGATCTGAATTATCCATGACAGCAAATCGCATGTCCTCGTCTATCTCTTCTGGCAAGTCATTCAAATAGAATGCCTTGTTATCTAGAGTTAATATCTGCATTAGTATTTCACCTTTTCAATTGTAAATGGGTATTTGGCTTCTTTGTAGTATTTCTTTCGTTCAGTAAGGTGTCTTTTAGCATATTTTGAATTAGCAGTTAAGTCCCATATTTGTACGAAGTCCTTATCATCGGCTTTTCTTATTCCTCGTCCAATAGATTGGATAACACGGACAAAGCTCTTTCCGGGTTCCAAAAGCACCATATTGAAGATCCTAGGAATATTAATACCCACAGCGGCAACACCATAAGTCGCCACAATAATTTTGTCATCGCTGGTCGCAACTTCACGATATTGCTCCTTCCTTTTTACTGATTTTACCTTGCCACTAATAAAAACAGCTTCAGGGACTTCGTTTATTATAAAGTCACCACTCTCTATCCTGTCAACCAAAACGAGTGTATTACCTGCTTCTGAAATTTTCTTGATTAATTTAGAAATCCATGCCATTCGGTCTTCATCTGTGACCAAATATTTTAGTTCTGCAGGATAACTTTCAAATTCTTTCCACTCTTGAGTTTGTACAATGTTTACGTGACAGTTTGATAAAACTCCTGCTTCTTGTAGTTCATGTGCCTTGACACGATGAACCACTTCTCCCAGGCTAGCACGTATATTTTCGAAGTCTATATCCTCTTTTGGCACTGTTCCTGTGAGTCCCCAACGTATGGGTGTTGAAGATAAATTGTGTGTTAGTAATTTTTTCAGTACCTCTGCCTTGGCCATGTGTACTTCGTCAACCATAACAGTTTTTACATTTTCAAGCAATTCAGCTAGGGTCAAAAGTTCCTGATTTTCTTGAGCATTTTTGGCATTTTTGTCTAAAATATTCAAACTTTGCCAAGTGCAGATTGTATGTGTGCGACCTAGCTCTTTTCTGTCTCCATAGTAAACACCAACGTCAAGACCCACGTTAATAAAATCTTCTTCTGTTTGTGTAACTAAATCTTTGTTGGGAACAATGGTCACTGTCCGACCGTATTTTTCACAGATTTTTGCCAAAGTTGCGGTGATAATCGTCTTACCAAAACCAGTGGCAATTTCTTGGATGCATTGTGGGTTCTCAAGGAACTTGTTGACGACTTCAACTTGGTCATCACGTAGTCTAATTTTTTCTCCTGCGAACCTATGACCTTCTGGCCATGTGGCATCACCCCAAAATTCCACCTCAACTTTGTCAAAATTCAGCTGAACTGAATTTCTTAGGTCTTCGACTTCAATATAGTAACCCCATTGGTCCAGTAATGGAAGCACTCGGTCCAACAAGCTGACATAGGTAGTGCCACCGAGTCCAAAAAATGCTGTACAACCATCCCACCGACCTAATTTGTATGCCGGCATGTATCTGGCTTTTTGGTCAAAATACTTGAATTTCTTCACTAGGTCTTTTCTAGTGTCAAGATCCAGTCCTTCGATCTTTACATTGACTTCGTCTTTTATTATTATCTTAGCGGTAGCCATATCTTTTTATTTTTGGTTGTGTATCGGTATAGAAAATTAACGTATGGCTACTATGCAACATGGTGTCCATGGTATAGTGTGTGTTAAAATTGTAACCTAAGTTAATTATAGCATTAAATTTGATATTTGCCTTGACTAATGGCTTGGGTATTTTCACGCTAACGAAAACAGCCTTGGTAGTTTCTGTGATTTCGTTGTTCAAGTTGTTTTCTTTAACATAGATATTGAAATCGCCCTTGCCTTCGTTTGGTAGTCGGAACATAACACTAATATCTTTGTCTTCTATACCTTGAGATTTCAAGAAAATGTGCCAATTAGACAAATGTTCATGTTCAGAACCGCCGGGGATGACAAACAGCATAGGCTGTGCGTGTTCTACGATATCTTTGAACTCACTGATTGGCACGAGTTCCCTAGAAATCCATAAAGGTTCAATTTTGTTGGAATGTTCTAGAACAGCTCTGGTCACTAAACTGGTATTTTTGTCATTGATTATGGCATCTAGCTTTTCATCGAATACGTTGATGCCATATTTTTTAGCCAACAAGCAGGCCTTGATTACATCATCAGTTTTTGGCTGGGGAATGGACGGGTGCGTGTTCTTAAATCTTACCTGGCCGTCCTCTAATACCACCATAGGTATGATATTTTCCAGATTATTTTCTATTTTTTCAATCTGTGCGACATATTCTTTGAATTCGTCGTCGGTCTTAAAACCCTCCGGTACAACGGTGTCATTTATAAATTTGATATTGGCTTCAGTCAGTGAAAAAAGCCAAGCCTTGACTTCTGGGGACCATTCAGCAGTACCATAACCCTTGGTATTTTTGTATTCTTTGATTAATTTGACCAGATTTTCCATATAGGGAAAACGAACTATGATTTTTGCAGGCACAGTTGATCTATCTGTCTCTACACTCAACACCGGCGATAACGCTCTGAAAGGTTTTTTGAACGAAGGATGGTTCAAATCCCAAGTTTTTGTCTTAAAATATTTTATTAGATCCGGCTCTACTTTATGTAAGAGCTTGAGTGCCAGGTTTGCCTGTTTTTCAGTTAAGGCTTCGCCCCGGTCAATCTGATTGCTGACACTTTGAATGAAATTATCTTCAAAGCTGGTCGATAGTTTAAATGGAGGCTCCCACACCCATTGACCGTTGGCGGCAGTCCTTAGGATTAAATCTTCTATATACATGATTAGATCTGCACATCTTCCATTCCAGCAGTTCTAAGTTTGATAATGTTAGAAACTTGCCATTGTTTAATATCAAGACCTTTAATAATCCCTAGCCATTGATTGCGTAACAAGGCAAACTCGTTTACAATTTTTTCTAGATCGACTACGTCGGCCTCACCGTCAACATACTTTTCGCAGTCTCTGCTACTCAAAGCTCGTTGATAATTTTCTAGATATTTCTTAAACGCTTTACTACGAGTGCGTCTAAGTTCGATATTCAAATACTCCAGGATTGCTTCTATTTCCTGGAGTTGATTGAAACGCTGTTCGACAATGCCAGGAAGTGAAGCACTGGCTCTTTCCAGATTGCCATATACTTTAATTTCCTTCCTAGCCTCGTCTAATTGAGAATAATAATACTCAATACAATCGGGCAGATGAGAAATATCTCGGCTGACCTTATTGTACCACATTAATAATCCTCGTCTTCATAGCCTGCATTGTCTTCGTCGTAGTCATCTTCATCGACTTCTTCGTCAACTACAGTTTTGATAGCATCATCTAGATGTGGGTCGTAACCCATGTAACCGCCTAGTGTTGATGCATCAATATCGTTACCTAACAAGAAATCAACATAGTGATTTGCGGCCATGTCACGATTTTTTTCAGGGATATATTCTTTAAAAGTATCCCATAGGGTAATAATAAGATTCTCATCCATTATGCTTCTTCTTCCTCTGTTTCAACTGTTGTTGTAGTAGCGACTGCTGAAGCATCCCACTCGTCCATGATAAGACGTAACTTATCTTCTGTCCAGTTCTTGCGGAATTCTGCAACAATCTCACCAGTAGACTTACTAGTGTATGCTAATTTATTACCGACCTTGGTCAGTATACCCATCTTTTCGAACATATCGACCAGTCCTGATGTAGGAGCCATACCTGTTGAATATGGAATCTTAACCTGTACTGTTTCAAATGGTTTAGCATAGCGAGTTTTCATAATCTTACAAGCACTACGAATACCTAATACGTCACTTACTTTGTTACCGTCTTCGTCTTCTTTCAATTTCAATTTTTTCATAGCAACTACGATTGAACTTGCGTAAACGAAGCCTTGACCGCCTGAAATTTTGTCATCTGGATCAAACATGTCTTGACTTGCGTATGTGTGATTAGTACATACCATACCAACATTGTAATTACCAAACATATTGACACAGTTACGGACCAATGCTGTCAGTGCTTTAGGCTTACGGCCCATATCACCTTTTAGGTCGCCTGCTTCAAACTGATTAACGTCAGTCGGAGTCAGCAACATACCTAACGAATCGATTACAAATAATACCTTAGGGCGATCGTTTGGATCCATAGTTTTGTACTCATTCATAAATTCATGAATAGTCTTTGCTACGTCATCAATCATCGCAACGCTTAACTTTAGAAGTTTATCTTCTGAAGTATCTACGCCTAAATTGTGTAACCATTTCTCGTCAAGTGCATTTTCTGTATCAACTAGGATAACATAAATTCCTTGCTCTTGTGCGTTTTTAATAATGTTGCCAGAACAGATATATGATTTACCTGCTCCTGATTCACCTGCAAACACAGTCACTTTACCTAGCGGAACTCCTTTAAAGAAGTCGCCAGAAATAAGGTAATTGAGTGCATAATTTCCCGTTGAGATCCAATCTTCCGGATCGTTAAAGCCTATACCTAAGCCGTCAATCGACTTAGTGATAGACTTACGGAACTTCGAAATATCGAAGGCTTTTCCCATAGTCTATCTCCTAAATTATTGTTTTTGACGGTTACGGATC